AAAAGAGCGCAGCTATTTGCGCAAAATCTTGGAAACATGATGCAGGGTTCTGTTCCTACACGAAAGCCTAGAGGAAGAATGTAATGGCAACGTCTGGGTCAAGAGATTTCAACCTTGATGTCTCTGACATTATCGAAGAAGCGTATGAGCGGTGTGGGTTAGAAGTCCGCACCGGCTATGACGCTCGTACTGCTCGGCGGTCTATGAACTTGATGTTTGCAGACTGGGCGAATAGAGGCATAAACCTTTGGACGGTACGTCAGGCTACGATAACACTGACCCAAGGACAGGCCACTGAGACACTAACCTCCGATGTGGTGGATTTACTTGAAGTTGTCCTGCGCCGTAATGGTACAGACTTTGACATAAACAAGATTAGTCGTGGCGAGTATTTATCTGTGCCGACTAAAACAACCACAGGGCGCCCGTCTCAGTTCTACTTTAATCGTCAGGTTTTGCCTCAAATTACCATGTGGCCTACACCTGAAAACAGCACTGATCAGATTGTTTACTACTACATCCGGCGTCTTGAGGATGCAGATGCGTTAGTCAACGATGTAGAACTGCCGTTTCGTTTCTTGCCTTGCGCTGTTGCAGGGATGGCGTACTACATTGCTTTGAAAAAGGCTCCAGAACGGATTCAGTTGCTAAAAACGGTATATGAGGAAGAGTTCCAGCGTGCCGCAGACGAAGACGAAGACAGGGTTTCATTGAAGCTGCAACCTAGTATTCAGTATTTGAGGGTCTAATGGGCAATTATGCGTCTGGAAAAGATGCTTATGGAGTATCGGATCGTTCCGGCTTTCGTTATCGCTTGCGGGACATGAAAGTTGAGTGGAACGGTCTAAAAGTAGGCTATGACGAATACGAACCAAAGCATCCACAGCTTGAACCTAGACGCAAGGTTATCGACCCGCAAGCTCTTCGCGATCCGCGTCCGGATCCAACGATAGCTGTAAGCAGGTCAATTCAGTATGGTTGGAACCCTGTGGGTTTGTATGATAACGGTGGGCTGAACACCAATGATCTAGTTGGGACGGGTGCCGTTGGCAGCGTTACGGTGATAACATGAGTTTTACATTTAATGAGCTAAAACAAGCCATACAGGATTATTGCGAGAATCAAGAGACGACTTTTGTTAACAATCTGGACATTTTTATCACCGAGGCAGAGGAACGGGTTCTAAAGAGTGTGGGACTTACGTTTTTCCGCCGCAATCAAACAGCCACACTGACACAGAACAACCAGTTTTTGAACTGCCCTGCCGATTTTCTGGCTCCGTTTTCGTTATCTGTTACAGACGCCTCCACGAGTGACAAAACCTTTCTGTTGTACAAGGACATTAACTTCCTACAGGAATACACTCCAGATGCCACAACGACTGGGTTTCCGAAGTATTATGGGTTCTTTGATATCACTAACTTCTTGATTGCGCCTACGCCAAACGCGAATCTGGCAGTCGAACTACACTACTTCTATCGCCCTGCCAGCCTTACGGCTCAAGCAGGAGGCGGAACCACATGGTTGAGCACGAATGCTCCAATGACGCTTTTGTATGGATCATTAATTGAGGCATATACATTTATGAAGGGTGAACCTGACATTCTTCAAAACTATACTCAACAGTTTCAGCAGGCTCTTCTGCGTCTCAAGAACTTCGGTGAAGGTCTTGAAACATCTGACGCATATCGTGAAGGTCTTGTTGTTAGGGAGAAAACCTAATGTTCAAAATGAATTTTGATCTACCGGATACTCCCGTAATAAACGTGAAGACTACAGAACACCGAGGTTTTACCCCGGAAGAGGTCGCTTCACGCTGTGCAGAAAAAATTATTTCTGTGTCGGATACAGCTCACCCTGGTATCCGAGATCAAGCAAACGCTTTTAAGGGTCATATTGAAAAAACGATAGCCTTTTATATGCGTGAAGCTATTCGTAGTGATCGTACTACGATATACAATGCATTAGCGGATGCTGGGCATCCAGAACTAGCCGAAGCTATAAGGAGACTGTAATGGCTATAACACAAGCAATGTGTACCTCTTTTAAGGTGGAACTGCTTCAAGGCAAGCACGACTTCACCGCATCGTCAGGTCACACTTTCAAACTAGCACTTTTCACAAGTTCTGCTTCTATTGGGGCGGCAACTACTGATTACTCTACATCCAACGAAGTTAGTGGTACAAACTACTCCGCTGGCGGAGCCGCTCTGACTAGCGTCACTCCAGTATCATCTGGCACAACTGCTTTTGGTGATTTTGCGGATCTGACGTTTTCTAACGCTACGGTCACGGCTCGAGGTGCGATAATCTATAATACTACGACTGGTGGTGGTTCAAGCACCACAGACGCCGTTGTAGTGTTGGATTTTGGTGCGGACAAGACATCTACTGCCGGTGATTTCACTATTCAGTTCCCAACCGCTGACGCGAGTAACGCGATCATCCGTATCGCCTAACGGAGTCCGTTATGGCTAACATTACGGGTTGGGGTCGAGGTACATGGGGATCAGGGGCGTGGAACGAAGTTGTTCCTGTCGCTGTAACTGGTATTGCGGCAACAGGTGGTGTTGGTTCTGTAACGGTTACGGGCGTTGCAAATGTTGCTGTAACAGGCGTAGCTGGAACTTCGGCGCTAGGTAGCGTTGCAGTCTCCGCAGCCGCGAATGTGCCGACTACTGGCCTCGCCGCTACAGCAGGTGTTGGTTCTGTTACTGTTAGTGCCGCCGCAAACGTGGTTCCAACAGGTGCCGCCGCTACAGGTGCCGTGGGAACTGCCACAGTATCTGCGGATGCTAACGTAAGTGTTACAGGTGTCGCTGGAACTTCGGCGGTTGGTTCTGTCACTGTTTCCGGCGCGGCAGATGTACCTGTTACGGGTCTTGCCGCTACAGGTGGTGTAGGCTCTGTTTCTGTCGTAGCAGAAGCAAACGTAACGCCGACAGGTATTGCCGCTACAGGAGCGGTTGGTTCCCTGACTGTTACCGGTGAGGCAAATGTTCCGACTACGGGTATTGCTGCTACAGGTGGTGTAGGCAGTGTTACGGTTCAGGCAAACGCTGATGTAGGTGTTACTGGTCTTGAGGCAGAGTCTAACGTAGGCAACGTAGAAGTTGGTGTCCGAGTCACCGTTCCTACTACAGGATTGCAAGTTACCGGAAATGTTGGTACTGTAAGCGTAAGCGCAGATTCAAATGTCAGTCTGACAGGTGTGTCTGCCACAGGACAAGTAGGTACTATATTTGTGTGGGGTCAAATAACCCCGAATCAAACGCCGAATTGGACTGCTGTTTCACCGTCACAATCACCAGGCTGGGGCGCGGTTACGCCTTCGCAGTCACCTAATTGGACGGATATTGCGGCATAGGAGACCATAATGGCGAGTTCATTTACTACCAACTTTGCGATTGAGAAGCCAAACACAGGCGAACAATCTGGTACATGGGGTGATACCACCAACTTTAACTTTGATCTGTTTGATCGGTTGGCGGGTTACAAGTCTATAACACTATCAAATACGTCCTCTACTCTTACTGTACGTCCGTCATCACCTTCTCAAGGGTCAAGTAACGTAGAAGACGGAATGTATCGCGCTATTAAGTTTGTAGATGGCGGCGATATTGGCGGCAACGTAACTCTTACGGTAGGCCCGAACACCTCTTCAACATTTTTCTTGTTTCAAAACGCGCTTTCTGGCAGCCGCGACATTGCTGTTACGCAAGGGTCAGGGGGGAATGTAACTGTTGCTAATGGTCGTTCTGCTATTGTTTATTGTGATGGTGCGGGTTCTGGCGCGGCGGTTGTGGATATAGGCAACCTTCTCAGCACCTCAAGTGCTGATATCACAGGCGGCACAATTACAGGCATTACTGATCTAGCCGTTGCGGACGGTGGCACGGGAGCTAGTTCTGCTTCTGCCGCACGGGCAAACTTAAACGTAGATGAGGCTGGGTCAGCAGTCGCACTAGCTATTGCACTGGGGTAACAGATGGCAAATACATTTTTAAGTCAGACACAAACAGCGGTGGGGACGAGCGGTCTTAATATATATACTTGCCCATCTTCAACGCAAACAACGGTTATTGGTCTTTCTTGCGCTAACATCGTTAGCACACAGGTCACTGTGGACGTACAGCTTTTGGCAGCAGGCCGCACATCTGGTGCGGAAGATAACGTGTTTTTGGTGAAAGATGCACCGGTTCCGGTAGGCGGCAGTTTAGTTGTTGTTGGCGGGGATCAGAAGGTGGTCATGGAGCCGGGGGATATTATCAAGGTGATTTGTGACACGGCGTCTGGTGTAGACGTTGTGATGAGCCATCTGGATATAACATAAGGGGTAGCTGATGGCGTATCAGGGTAATAAACCAGCCGTAAACTATCAGGCGGTTAAGGCTGTTCAGCAGTTTAGTGGTGACGGTAGCGACACTACGTTTACGCTAAACACTACGGTGTCTTCTAAGCAGGACATTCTGGTTTCTGTTGACGGCGTCATTCAGGACGCCGCTTCTGCATATACGGTGCCGGATGGCACAACACTTACATTTACTGCCGCCCCTTCTAGTGGCACAGGTAACATCTTCGTAAATTACCTTGCCCCGCAGGTAGGCTCAGTTGTACCTCCTGCTGGTAACAAAGGCACGTTCAAGGCTGGTGGCTTGTTCCGTACTAACGCACAATCCCTTACAGCAGACACAACCATCCTTGCTACAGAGAACGCCAACGTGACAGGGCCGTTTACCGTGGCTAGTGGTGTTACATTAACCGTTGAAAGCGGTGGAACATTGGTGACGCTATGAGTACATTAAAAGCAGATACCATTCAGAGTACAGGCGGCGGTGCGGCTACACTGACAAAGCAACAGGCGGCTAAACATTTTGTCTGGTTTGATGGCAATACATCAAATGCAATTGAAAATAGTTTCAATACAAGTTCTGTCACAGATGTAGGAACAGGGGATTATAAACCATTTTTGACAAATTCTATGAGTACAACTTTTAGTGTCTTGCACATTGCCACTTACAGAACTTCAAGAATTAAAGGGACAGGCGGTGGAACGTCTATGACTGCGACTAATGCTTATGAATTAGATATTACATCAGGGACTGACGGTACCACTTTTTTGGATACTGAAGTAGGGTCAAGTCTTTTGGGAGACCTAGCATGAGTGAGATACTAGTAAACAAACTCACTGGCACAAGCACCGCTGGTAACATTACTATTACAAATGGCACGACAACACAGAAGTTGCAAGACGGCGTTGTATCTACATATTCTCTGTATGACCAGCAAAATACTGCGATAGACATCAGCTTAAACATATCTTCAGTAACAGACGTTAGCACAGGAAAATATACCCTAAACTTTAGCAATAATTATGCGACAACAAAAGAATACGTTGTTATGGCATCAGCGCAGACTTGGTTTGATAACGGCGGCTCAGACAATTCAATACTGTATAATGATGGTACGACATCTACGATACAGATTTATCACTGGGAAAATGGAACAGTAAGAGATACGCAGTTCAATTCCAATAGCCTTATTGGAGACTTAGCATAATGGCACTAGGAAAAATCAAAGCAGATACCCTAGAACACAGCACCGC